GGAAGAATCACACGGTTTAACGTAGCAACGTTACCTGCAGAAGTGGCACCAGCAGTTGCCTGCTCAGCCAAGTACTTCTTAGTGTTTTCTAAGACTACATCCATAGTCTTTTTCTTGTTGCCTGCTAAACCTTCGGTTAGGGCCGCTTTAGTTTCGCCCCATTTTGATTCAAATATCTCTGACATTTGATATTCCCCTTAGTTTATTAGATACCCGCCAACTTACGGATATTTGTTAAGTCAGCATCTTCCCTTTGTGCTCTGTCGCCACTTGCTTCACTAATCACTTGTTTAGTGGATGCAACTGGTTTGTCAGCCATCACGTGTGGTAGATACTTGTCAAATGAAGTCTGCAACTTGTCAGTTTGTACACTTTCAAGTAGTTGTGCCATTACTTCACCTTTTTCTTTGCCCAATGGTTTGAGCATCTCAGCCATCTTTTCCTTGCGTTCCATCAAGTCCGCTTGTCTTTTGGCTTCCACCTCTTTGGACTCAATCACCGCTTGTTTCTCTTCGACGGCCTTCTCAGCGTCTTTTAATTTCAGAGTAGTTTCATCAACTATCTTCATTAACTTCGCAGACTCAGATTTCTCATTTAAGTAAGAATTCTGATACTCCGATGCAAACGCTTCGAATATTTTCTTACCAAAGTTGATTTCTCTTGCAGATGTGATGTCTTCTTTCAGTGCTTTGATCTCTTCTGAAAGTTTTTTGTTCACTGCCGCTTCTACAACTTTAGCAGATTTTGTTATGAAAGCCTCTTTCATCTTGGCCATTTGTTTTTTGGCCTCGGCTACTAGTTTGACTTTCGTTTCCACAACACCTTTTTTGTCTTCATGGAACTCTTTGATCTCTTTGGCAAGAGCGTTTACAACGAACTCTTCCATTTTCTTAAAGTTTTCATGAACACCTTTACGGTCTGTGTGTAACTCTTTTAACTCTTCTGACAATTTAGAAAGTATAAATGATTCTAATTTGGCAGAATGTTTGCCTACGTTTTCTTTGTAAGCGATTTTTTCTTGTGCTAATGCTTTTCTGTCTTCCACGAATTTAGTGATTTCCTCAGATAACTTCTCAGTCATCATTTTGTCAATCGCTTCGATCATGTTAGATTTGTCATGCTCGTATCTTTTAGCAAACTCTTCTCTTAACTCAGCACTAACAGTTTCTCTGTTTTCTTTGATTTTGTTGTCCCAAGCCTCTTGGATGCTGTTTTTCACATCTTCTGAGATAGCGCCTGATTCAACAAGTTTTGATATTGCGTCGATCATTTTATTTTAGGTCCTTTATGATGTTAGTAAGTGCCTCTTTGAGGAACTTTTGTGCTTTTGCGTCATTTCTAACTTCAGCCGCCAAACCTTTTGCCATGTTACCACCTTTTGTGTTCATTAGGTGTTCGTAAATTGGCGTTGGGTAAGCACCTGGTGCCGAAGGTTGGGCCACAACATCAACTGTGATGATTTCAAAGTCTGAAACTTCGCCGCCACCGTATTCAGAAATGTTACCACTTCCTCTTGACGATACGCCTAGTTTCACACCTGATTCCAACATAGTTTTGACAAGTTGACCCATTGGTGTTGGCAAAATTTTAAGTTTGCCGTATCCATTTGGACCGTCCATCCACATTTCAGTAATCATATGTGACACACGATCCAAATTAATCTTTAAATCATCTGGATGGTCTACTTCACCAAGCACACTGTAACCTGATCCGATCTGATCATTAAGTGTTTTCACTGCTTTGCCAATTTCGTTTACTGGGTAAACTCTTTGGTTAGCATTCTTAATGCCTCCTTGAATACAGATACCTTTCATGTACAAATCTTTGCCATTCTCGCCTTCGTGTAAGATCTGTACTCTCGCCTGATCGTAGGTTAGATGTTCTCTTAGATAAAGTGACATTCCAAACTCCCTGTCTATCTACAATTACTTCTTAGAAGCAACTGGAGATTTTGCTGATTTGTCTGAACCGTCTGCTGTCTGAGGTTTAACCTCTTTCATTGCTGGTTCAGTAGTAGCGTTCATGCTTTTTGCAGTTGGAGCCGGTCTTCCTTTTTCTTCTGCTCCGCCTTTTGCAATTTCTTTTGCATTCGCACTGTTCACTGGTTTGTTGTTTGACGCAACCGGTGATGATTTGTGATCAGCGTGGTCGGCATTGTCCGCTTTAGCCATGTTTTTGTACTCTTTGACAGTTTCTTTGTCATCTTTTTTATCATGCTTTGCTTCCAATGGCATTTCTGCTGGAGTTTCTGTTGGCATTTCAACAGTTTCGTCTTTTTCTTCGTCGTCACCGTCTTTTTTTGCCATCATTGCTTCAAATTCTGCTTTTAATTCATCTAAAGCATCTTCTAAATCAACAACTCTGTCTTCCATGTCCTCGCCGCCTTTGTCTTCTGCGTCAGCGTCCATGTCAGCCGCCATATCGTCAGCCGCTTTCTCGCCTTCACCTTCTTCATCAGCAGTGATGTCTTTGACTAATTCGTCAGTAGCGTCGCCACCAACTTCTTCAATTGACTCTTCTTCTGTTTTTTCAGATTCTGTTGCTTCGTCTTCTAACTCTACAACTTCGTCAACTTGTTCGTCTGATTTAGTTTCTTCTGAAGTTTCTTCCACTTTGTCTTCTGCTTTCTCGTCAGTAGTTTCTTCTACTTTCTCTTCAGTTGACTCAGTCTCTTTAACTTCTTCGTCTTTAGACTCTTCTTTTACTTCTTCTTTTGCTGGCTCTTCCGCTAAACCTTCGTAGATGTCTCTTGATTTTTCTACAACAATTTCATGGAAAAGTGCTTCTGCTTTGTCGTTTTCTTCGTTGATTAGTAATTCTAATAACGATTCAAATTTATTTGTCATTACACGTGCTCCTTTTTGCGATTTGTACTTATAAGCATTATTATTTACAATAAAACGGCCAAAACGGTGCTAATAATGGCGCAAAAAGACAGGTTTTTATGGATTTTTTATCTGTAATTTGAATTTGTCTAAAAATTCTTCTGTGGTGGGGTGTTTGATGTTGCCGGCCCACTCAAGATCTTTGGGTTGAAACCAACCTTTAGGTATCACACGATGGAATTGTACGTCCTTAAAGTCTTTGAGCACGTTCTTGGTTTGATTCATCCAGTTGCCGTAAAAAGTGGCTTCGTCTTTGGCTCTTTTGTAGTTTCTGGTGTCTTTGAAAACGTTGTTGAATTTGAAACTTTTGCCATCTTGGTGCCCTTGATAGTCAAAACCCAGTATGAAAACCTCTTTGAATCCCTGATCACAGGCCAATCTCAATGCTGTGGGACCACTTGACCAACCCAAACTGGGTTTAAACCAGTTGCAATGATCTAAAATTTTCTGGTGTTTGTTGTATTGAGCATTGAAATTGCTCCATACTTTATTATGTATCATGTAATCTGTTTCAGCAATTTCCAAAATCATCTTGGGATCCACTGCCACAAGAAAGTCAGGTCTGTGTGTTCTGTACACACCATTGCAGGCAAATACTGTGCCGTGCTTCTTGAGATCATCGATGTCGATGCCTCTGCGGCTTTCTCCGTTGCCTAATACAAATGCTATGTCTGCCATTACAGCGTTAAGTTATCGTCTTGTGCTGGTTGTCCGTACATTTTTTGAACAAACTTGGCTTCTTCCTTTTGCTGAGCATCGTGTTCTTCAGATGCCAGTCTCATTTGATTGATATCTTTGAGGGTGAGTCTGGTTTTTCTAGTGTCTTCTTTGTCCAAAATTGAAATATCGTTGTCAGGCTCGTAGTTTTTGTCCTGCTCAAAGCCGTTTTCAGTATAATTAAAGAATTCAAATAGTTTCATTTGGAGTATTTAACCTTAAACGGTGCCTCCGCCGCCTGTTCCGCCGGGCACTGCGCCTCCTCCACCTGGTGTTTGACCTGGTGTGCCTGTGCCTGGAGCCTCTGGTGATGGTGCTTCTGGGTCTGCTGTTGGTTCAGCAAACTGATCTAGGTCACTTGCGATACCTGCCTGGGTGACTCCTGCACCACGCAATTGGTTGGCTTTGGTTTTCTTGCCCTGTGGCACATTG